AGGCTGGCAATGCGTACCGAGTAGTAAACGGTGTTGATATGTTTAGTATGAAAAGTTGGCTAAAAAACAAATCGACAATATCGTTTATTGAAGAGCTCAACGAAAAATACGGCAAGGAGAACGTAAGAAAAGCGGCGAGAGGTAAAGGCTCTCACACTTGGGTGCATCCGTTATTGTTTATTGACATGGCTTTAGCTATAAGCCCAAAACTTAAAATAGAGGTTTACGAGTGGTTATTTGATAATCTTATTAAGTGCAGAAATGAGGGCGGTGATAGTTACAAGTTAATGTGTGGCAACTTGTACGCAAGAGAAACCAGAAAGACAGATTTTAGACATCACATATCTGATGTAGCCAGTAAAATAAAATTAGCATGCAAAGTTAGTGATTGGCAATGCGCCACAATTGAGCAGCAAGAATTAAGAAAAAAAATACAAAGCAATATAGCATTGCTAGCAAATGTCCTAAATAATAATGACGAAGCCGTAAGGCTTGGTATACACGAATCACTTAACTAGCACTGCTAAATCTTAAACAGAATACCCTCTTTGATGTTATCTTGGAGGGTATTTTATTACATCCAACTTAGTGTCCAGCCTAATCTATATCCCAGCCGATCCGTATGCCCCTCTCGGATCACTCCAGCCAAATGAATATCGCTCATCAGCTTTAAATCGGGCATTACTTGTGCCGAAGTCCATATCTTGATCAAAATCAACCGCTTGACGGGTAAAGTATTTCATACCATCAGGTGCGTTAGTTTTGATAAACCATGCAGTAGCTGAAGTCAGATAGTTATTAACCATATGGCCACCGGGTAACATACCAGTTGAACGAACAGCATTGATAGCGTTGTTGCCAGTATCGTTTTGTAATACAGAATTAAGAATACGTTCTGCTTCAAAACCAAGCTTAGGTGGAACAATCAACTGTTCACCACGCAATGCGATACGTAACCCACGGGGATCGGTTGCTTCATTAATTTGGATTAACAAATCTTCTAATGATGCCTCTGACAATGCGGCAGGTGTGGCTAACTCATTACTGAAAGTTGTTGGATCGCTAGGGCCGTTAATGTGAGCAGTTGAAAACAACTCAACACCATCGCCACCTTGCATTAAGAACGCAGAGTTAAAGCCACGGTTATAAACATTGGCCGCTACGTTTTCTTTGGTTTGCTGCATACTAAACGCCAGTGAACGAGCGCGTCGATCAAACAGTTGGTAAAGGTTATCGTCCATAGCTTCTTTGGTTACAATAAAGCCTTTAGCATAAGTAAGGTTAGGGAATTTAGGTGCAAAGCCTTCTTGTTGCGAATCGTAAGCAACGCCTGCGCCTTCTTGTTTAACTGGAGCTAAACCAAATCCTTCAAATTGTTGATCTTGCTCAAATGCTTTGTTTGATGTTTCTTGGTTAAACAACTTATCCCATTGTACAGCGTGGGCCTCGTATGCCTGACCAAAAACGTTTTTAACACCTTCTTGTAATAATCGAGAGATGTTACCTGTTGTGATTACGCCAGCCATAATTAAACTCCTACCGCATCGTTAGTTGATTCGTTGATCCGACAAATCAGCGTAGTGCCTGCTGGTGCCGGGTATGTAATGTCGCCTGAGTCTTTAACGCCAACAACACGGATTTGATCACTTCCGCTAATTGCTGCGCCTGCTGCGTTAACTACCATGTTGGAATTAACCAAACCACCGGAAGCGGTTGCTTCAGTTGCGACAATTGGCAGGTTACCGCCTACATCTGTTAGCGCAAAGGTTCCGCCGGATGTTTCAGCTTCTAAAAGCATGTCTTTATCAACGGCCACTTTAACAGTGCCAGCGGTTGAGATAGCCAGACCTTTAGCTTCTAAGTTCGATGGGTTAAAGTCGATACCAACTATAACGCCGGTAATTAAATTACCCGCACTAGCTGCGTCAACTTCAGAAACACCTGTTGCTGCATCTAAATTGCCAGTTTCAACAACTAGATCACCAACAGCTAATAGGGTTGTGTGTCCCGCATCAACGGCGTAAGTTTCCACTTTTCCGGTGTACGAGTGACCAGATCGGTCTTGAATGGGACGAAATCCGCCAGCCATAACAATTCTCCAAATTAAAAAGTATAAGTAAAACCCAAAAGGGTGTAAGTGTACAAATCAATCAAGAGTTTCTCTCCTGTGGTGATTTGGGACTAGTTACGCATCTACGGAGCTAGCCTCTATCGTTTGTTAATGCGTTTAAGGCCAATAAGCGCGCTTTCTTCACGCAGATTGACCTCTATTTAGTAAATATTAACATAATGTAGTCTAATTGACTATATTATCTCACGTTCTGTTACGTGTGTGCGCCCTTTAGGGACGTATTCGCTCTCACCTAGCTCTTGTGCTTGCTGCGCCGTGGTGTTTATATTTAAGTCCTGCTGACGCTTAGTGTCTTCGTCAAAATATCTTTGTTCAAGTTGCATTAAGTAGTGAATTTCACCATGACCACCTGGCACTGTTACTGCTTCGCCGCGTTCGTCGGTTACCATTTCCCACCAAGCAGCTTTCATTTGTTCAATTGCGCCTTTACGATCGACAGCCCAATATTGTTGATAACCTTCTTTTTTAAGGTGTTGAGGAACTTGTAGTTTATTACCTGCTGTCATTGGTATACGGGCTGGTCGGTTTTTGTTTCTATGGGCTTCATCTGCTTTAGACATTATTGTTTCCTCGCGTCGGTAACGGCTTTTAAGAATGCTGCTTCAGTTTTGAACATCATAGAGCCGTATTGATTCCACTCTTGGCGCTCATCGTTTGTTAAATCGCCCATTGTAACGGCCTTACCTTTGCGTGACACCTTGCGCGGTGTCTCGGTTGTGTTTGGCTGGCTTCGACGTGGGTTACTGGTATCTGTTGGATATAACTTATTAATCCGATCGTCAACGTGAGCTAATGCCTGTTGTGTTGTTGCTGTTGGGTTCTGCTGTAAGTAACGACTCCACAGTGCTTGTGCTACCGGGGCTTTCTCGTTGCTACTGTCATTAATCCATGGGTTTTTAGCTTCCCAATCTGCAACCGATGTATCTTTAACTGGTTGTTCAACTACCGGCTGTGATTCCTTCTCAAGCTCGGCTATTTGTTCTTGGGCTGCATCATAAGCATCAGTGTCACGCTCATCAACGGCATTACGCTGGTCTACTTTGAGTTTCTTAATTTCTGACTGTCTGCGCGCTTCATGTAATTTGTTAGTGTTATTTAGTCGTTCGTTAAAGTCATGCTCTAAACGATCTAAACGTGCGTCCTTCTCTTTGAGTTTATCTAACCACTCGCCATCCTTAACAAATTCTTTTGCAGTCTTCCAGTTTTCTTCTGGTCCTTTGAATTCTTCCTGCTGCCTCCAACCTTGATCGTAAGCTTTCTGCTCAATAGGTGATAGATCCACAGCATCATCTTCTTGTTGCTCTGGCTCGTTATGTTCTTCTGTCGCTGCTTCGTCTGCAACGATTTGATTTAGATCAACTGATTCCTGTTCTTCGATACCCATTTATTTACCCTCACTATCAATTAATCTATCAACCATGTCTTGGCTAAATACGCCTATAATGTCACTGTCTGACACATAGCGTAATTTGTCATAACTCTCATCGTAATCTTTGGCACAACTCTTCTTGCCATCGTAACGACCTTTGAGTTCGACCATATCACCTACTTTAACGCCCCAATCTGCTGGAGAGTCACAACCTTCAAACCCTTTATAGGCTATTGGGCCAAAGGCGATAATCTTACCTAAGTCTCGACCTCCGTTTTCGCGCTCTTCCTCTTCTTTAGAAAATAACGCAATTCCGCCAGCGCTTTTAAATTTAACTGGCACAACTTCAATTAGGACGTGGAACCCTAGTGGTTTAATTGGTGTCATTATTGGTCTCATTACAGATCTCCCTCTGAGTCTTCAAACATTTCATCAAAGGCAAGGTTTAATGCGTCTATGCCCTCAATGATTCCCTCGTTTCTAGCTACTTGCATCGCTGTCTGGTCGCAAGTTTCACGAAGACATGACTCGTCTTTTACTTCGTTAACGTGATCTTGTAATAGTTTAGATAATGCTTTGGTCACTGGATTGGCTTTCCAGTCTTGTAGGTCTAGCTTGGTTAGTATTGTCAATTGTCAGCTCCTGTGGCTGTTGTAGTTGCTGCAAAACCTGCTGATTTTGTAGCGCTTGGTTATCAATTGTACCTACTGCGGTATAAGTTGATATTTGATTTTGTAAATCTTCGGTCTCTGCTTTTTCCAAGTTAAGAATTGTAGCAGATTTATTCTTCTCAGTCTCGCTTTCTTCTTTATCTAATTTACTGGCCGTCTCTGCGTCTTTGCGTTCTGACTCTGCATCTTTGCGTGCTTCCTCGCGTTCTAGTGCATCAGCTTGTGACGCGGCTATTAAATCTA